CAGTACATATTCCATTCCAATCATAGTTCGTTTCTAATAGTAAAGTGTAGCTTCATACAACATCATCACTTGCTCCAACTTCTAAAAAAAATCCTTTCTTTTTAAATTTATAATAATGAATAACTTTAAGATCCTGTTTTAATTGTGAGGCACTCATTTATATTATGAAAATATTTTATTTTATAATATATAAATGCAAGTCGCCTTTTTAATTCCTTCAACAACAAATAAAAGAAATTGGGAATCATTTGAAGAAACATATCTAAATAATATTTTATTAAAGACATTATCTGAAATGAAATGTAAAACAAAATTTAAAGTATTTATTGGATATAATGACGATGATAAAATATATTCAAAAGAAAGAATAAATAAATATAAAGATATAGAAATTGAATGGGTTGCTTTTGATTTTATTTTTAAAGGAAATCCATGCGGAATATGGAATGTTTTAGGACATAAAGCTATTGATGAAGGTTTTGAATATTTAAAAGTTCTTGGAGATGATATTAGTATTCCATCAGATAATTGGTTAGATAAATTCATAGTTAATTTAAATATAAATAATAAGATCGGCTTTTGTGCCGGATGGTCTAATAATAATAATATTCCAACTCAATTTCTAATTCATAAAACTCATATAGAAACATTAGGATTTATATATCCACCATCAATTCAGAATTGGTTTTGTGATGATTGGATGTATGGAGTTTATCCGGATAAATATAGATATTGGAATAAAGATGTTTGGTTATTAAATTTAGGAGGAGAACCAAGATATGAACCTAATAATGATAAGAAATTATGTGAAAGATTAATTAAAAGACATAAACCAGCAATAAATAAGTTAATAAATCAGATAAATAATAAATAATATTTATAATATTATTATGAGAAATTATGAAAGATATGGATATTCATTAGAGGAATGGAAAGCATTAAATAAAAAATTTAAAGTTAGAGATTATGGTGGAAGACCAACAAAAGAAGAAGCCGAATATAAAAAAGAACATTTAAAATTTAAAGTGAAAAGAGGAAAATTTTTAATTGAATTTAAATAATATATAATATAAATGAAAGTTTTAGAATTATTTTCAGGCACAAAATCAATTGGAAAAATATGTGATGAATATGGTTGGGAATCAATATCAGTTGATATTCATAATAAATTTAATCCAACTCATTTATGTGATATAATGGATTTTGATTATAAACAATATGCAAAAGATTATTTTGATATAGTTTGGGCTTCTCCACCTTGCACGGAATACAGCAAAGCAAAATCACAGGGTATCAGAGATATAGATGGAGCAAATAAAATTGTTTTAAAGACATTAGAAATTATAAATTATTTTGATAGCAAATATTGGTTTCTAGAAAATCCCCAAACTTCATTATTAAAGAATCAATATTTCATGAAAGATCTTCCATTTGTCGATGGAGATTATTGTATGTATGGGAAACCATATAGAAAAAGAACAAGGATATGGACTAATAAAGAAAATATAGATTTAAAATTATGCAATAAAAATTGCGGTTCATTTATAGATGGAAGACATATAGGAAGTTGCGGAACAGGAGGACAAGGACAAGGACATAAAAAATCATATTCTAATAAATCATATTCAGTTAATGAAAAACATTCTATTCCTCCTGATTTCATAAAATGTTTATTGATATAAAAAATATATATAATATATAAATATGAGTTCAGCTCCTAAAATAAGAAAGATAATAGATCCACCAAAACCGGACAACAGAAAAATTCATCCTAATCTTCCCCAACCTCACGCCCAAGTCCTTTTAATAATGCCGTGTAAATGCGGAAAATCGACAATCGGCAGTAATATGATAATGAATGATGATTTCTATGGGGTTGATTATTTTGAAATTCCGCCGTTGGTTATATCGAACACAATCAACACGGATCTAACAAATCGCTTCTTGAAAAAATGTTGTGATACTTATGATAAATATGATGATAAAATAATCCATAATTTTGTAGATAAACAAAAACAATCAGGAGATGTTTCACAAATGGGGAAAGCTTGTGTTTTTATCGATGATTGCCTTGGGGACAAAACGACAGCTCTTGATAATTTAGCAAGCCGTTATCGCCACAGCAATATTCATTTGTTAATGATATCAACTCAATTATTCAGAAAAGTAAGTCCTACAATAAGAGCAAATGCAACTAATATTTTAATTGGAAGATTACAGAACGCAAGAGAACTTGATAAACTAGATGAAGAATATGGAGGAATGTTTGATAATAAATTCAGAGAAATATATAAAAAAGCAACTAAAAAGAAATATGATTTCTTACATTTAAATCTTCAAGAAAATCCAGCCGAAGCATGGATTAATTTTGAAACAAAAATATATCCAACAAGTGAAAATGAAATTGAAGAAATTGAAGATGAAGAATAATTTTAAATAAATATATTAAAAAAAAAATATATAATTAATAATTATAAAATGGATCTATACGGATATAATGAAGCTATCTCACAAGGGAATTCATATAATTCCGAAACATCGGAAGGTAATGCTGAAAGAAGGATAAGAAATCAAAATTTAGATTCAGCAATAGGTAATTTAAAAGCATCAATTCCAAAAGCAGATAAAAAAATAGATTCGGACACCAAAAGCGAACAAGAACAAAACCTTGTTGAAACTGCTATTGATGGATATGGTTTAAAGAAAGTTAATGATGCTTATAAGAAAGGATCAGCCACCGCAAAAAATGTTGAGAGTTTAGTTCAAAATAAATTAAAAGCAAATCCGATTCCACAAGCAGAAGCATCATCCGGAGGTGAGCTTTCTGCTGATGTTAATGCTGTTTTAGATAATGAAAAATCTATGACTGCTCTTAATTCCGGAGTTAAAGCTGAAACAGCAGGATCAGAAGCAGTCCAAGTTGTTTCTGATGTTGAAAAATTAGAAGCTCCTGTATCGAAAGGAATAGGCATGGGAGCAAAAGCATTTGGAGGTGCTGGGGCATTATTAAGTGGAGGAATGGCTATTGAAGATTTAGAATCATCATCAAAGAAAAACACAGCTGAAAAGATTGGAGATTATTTAACAATAGGAGGTTCAACATCGGAACTTGTTGGATTAGGATTATCAGCAACTCCAATTGGAATTGCATTAGATATTGTTGGAGGGGCGACATCTTTGATTGGTTCAGCATTTTCAGAATTTGGTAAAGAAGAAGCATCTAAAACAGCAAAGAAAAATGTAGCTAAAACAACACAAGCAAAAGCGGATAATCTAGCTTCACAAAAACAAGCAGATACACCAGCATCAGCAACCGCAGGAGGGTTTGGTTCTACGGCTCAATATGGCGGATCATCAGAAGAAACAATTGAAGCAAGTGGAAGTTTTTAAGATAATATATTTTTTTATTTATTTTTATTTTTTATTCTTTTAAAATTATTATATTTATTTAAATTATAAATATGAGTGGTTTTTGGGGAGCATCTAACAAAATTCCAGTTAAACAAACTTCAACAGCTATCAGTTCAACTAATGGATTATCTTATTCACAAGGTCAGGTGATTCATCTAGATATTCCGCCAAGTATTAAATTTATTCAACCGAAAGAATCATGGCTTCAATTTGATTTTAAGATTTCTAATCCTGTGAATGCTTCTGATGGTGTTTCTCGCTTACAATTAGACGGACAGATTGGAGGTCAAAGTTTAATTAGAGATATAAGAATATATAGTTCAACCGAAAATGGCGGTGTTTTATTAGAAGAAATTCAGAATTATAATTCTATGGTTTCCGTTAAATATGATTATAACACCGACGACAATTTAAAGAATAAACGAGCAATCGGAGGTGAAGGTTGCACTATTCACAATCCTAAAACGAGAGGCAGTTTAGGAACTCCGAAATCTATGGTTGCGGATGTATTTAATAATCCTTATTTTCAAGCACCTCCAACCGGTAATCAGACATCAGCTTTCACCAACGCTTCTTTCACAACTGCGAAATTAATGCTTCCATTACATACAGGAATTTGGAGTTCTGATAAAGTATTTCCTAATCTTCTAACTGGTTGCCGTATTGAAATAACTTTGGAATCTGCTGATCGTTGTTTAAGATTATTAGAGTCAGCTATTCCAACCAATAGAGCATTTTTAAATCCTCGCTTTGATTCTGTTAATGGTTCAGGAAGTTCTAGTGGTAATACTAAATCATCCATAGCACAAAATGATAAAATCACAGAATTTTATATAACAAAAGAAAATAACCAAACTCTTCCGGAAGCATGCCCTTTTGTTGTTGGCGAATGTGTTTCCTTTGTTCCTGCTAATGGTTCATTAACACAAGGAGCAGTATTTCAAGCAACGAGCGGAAATGGTGTTCCAGCTCCAAGGATAGCATCGATAAATGCTTCCGGTAATGCTTCCGGAGGTGAAGGTTTGATTCAG